GCGGGCGGCTTCTGCTGCCACCCGCAGGACGATCGACATGTTGAGATCGCGCGACATCCTACCTGTCCCTGTTCAACTCACCCGCCGCGCCCGCCTCGATCAGGCGCAACTCTTCCCAGACTTCCGGCGTCAGACTGACCCCCGCCATATCGAGCCCGGCTTTCACGGCCGTATAGTCGAGGCCGAGATACCGGGTGCCGGCCTGACCTCTGGAGATGCACCGCCACTGACCCGACACCTCTAGAAATGCCGTGAGGGCGGGCACATGCTCTTCCCAGATCTCCTCGGCGGCTGGCGGTGCTACCTCTTCGGGCAGCTCAAACCCCCAGCGCCGGGCATCCTCGTCCGCCTCGTCGGTTTCACTGGCGCCGGCACCGCCTGAGAGGTCGCCCCGCGCCCAGGCGGCCCCGGCGGCCTTCAGTTTCCCCGCTTGGCGCCCAGCATCGCGGCGTTGTAGGCGGCCGAGATCGCGTTGCGGATGAAGGGCACGTCGATCATCTCGTCGCGCGCAGCCTCGCTGTAGGGCACATCATTGCCGTCCTCGTCCTTCACCCCGTTTTCCCAACCAATGAAGATCCGGCGCAGCCACTCGGTCTGGCCTTCCGTCGTGAAGCCGTTGAAGGCTTCACCCTCCGAGACCGAGATGGTCCGGAAGCGGGCAATGAAGCTCTGCTCAACAGGACTGCCCTCACCGGGCACCTGGACCTTCACGCGGGCGGTGAATTCGGGGTTCTTGACGATTTTCAGCATGGACGGGGCTTTCTGGCTTTCAGCCTTTCGGGAGTTTTGGGACGGACGGTGCTAGCGATCAGGTCAGGGTCAGCACCCACTGATCATTGCCGGTCACCGGCAGTGGCACGAGGCGCAGCGGCCATTCGACAATGTTCTGCTGGTTCTCGAGGCTCTGGGGGCGCTGCATCTGCGCGGCGGGGATGGCCAGCGCCGCCGTCAGGCCGGCCGCTGTCCCATGGGTCAGCGCAACCGCCCCGGTCGTCTGGTTGAGTGCCAGGTCGAACGGGTTCAGCGTGGCCAGAGGCACCGCTTCGACCGTGGTCTCGATCGTCTCGGCCTTGTCGGTGATCAGCACCGATTCCGAGCCGATCAGGAAGCGTGTCTCCACGGCATTGCCGAAGTTCAGCGCAAAACTGCGCATCACCAGCGGCACGGTATTGATCGTGAACAAAGGCGTATTCGCTGTCGTCGCGACCTTGGGCTTGTTGGCGAGCTGGGCCGCCAGATCCGGCACCGCCTGCGCCGTGTCGGTGGCGATTGCCCACAGACCGGTGAAGTCGAATTCCAGATAGACGATGCCCTGGGCATTGACCCGCAGCATGCAGTTGCCGCGCGCTCCGCTCATTTTGTGCAGCGTGCCGTCGATCCACAGATAGAGCGTGATCGATTCATGCGCGGAGGTGACCGGGTTGTAGGCAACCGAGACGTCCTCGACGATGGTCTCGGCCACGGCGCAAGCGCGCATCAGCACGCCCCAGGCGGGCGCGGTACCGGCGGTTCCCGAGGGCGTCAGTTCGACCCGAAAAGCCAGCTTCTGGTGCAGCTCGGTCGGGATTGTCCGCTGAGCGCCAAGATAGGGCAGTTCCAGATTGCGGCTGACGTCCTGGCCTTCCATCGGGGTCAGCCGGACCTCGGTGGCGAGAATGGCATTCAGATCGCCGGTCGGCGTCGGGTCGGTGGCGTAGGTGGTCTCTACCTTGGCGAGAAGAACCTTGCGCTTCCAATAGCGTGGCATGTCAGCTTTCCTTTACGGGCTGTTTGGGCGCGCGGCGCGACGGCGGCGCGGGCTCGGTTGTGGTGTCCGCCTCGGGGGGGGCTGGCGTGGCAGGTTCAGGCACGTCAGGCGGCGGCGCGTCCGAGGCCCGAAGCGAGCCGTCGGCGTTGCGGATATAGCTGCCGCCCTCCTGGGGCAGTGGTGCGATTGGCTTCATGAAGCGATCCTCAGTTGGTCCTGGAGAGAGAAGTTGAGCTCATAGATCGCGACGCCGCGTGCGAAGGCGGCAAGCACGGCCCTGCGAAACACGAAGACGCCGACGGTCTCGTCATCCGGCGTCCAGCCCGCCAGGGCGTTTGCGACCTCAAGCAAGAGCGGCATCACCTCGTCGAGGGCCATACGCTCGCCGAGCGGATCATGCGCCTTCAGGCTGAGAACCACGGCGAAGCCATAGTCGTAGGACTGCACATAGGCGCCGGTGGACGCCTCGCCGTCACTGCGCCCGGTCAGGCCGGTCGGCAGAACATGGGCGCAGGGCGTCACCTGCGGCACCGCGTCGGCCTTCATCAGGGCGGCGAGCGATGCCGCGCCATAGACGCGGGTTCTGAGCAGCGGGGCCTCTTCCTTCAGGCGTTCGATGATCGCGGGGGTCATTGCAGCGCCTCGATGATTCCGCCGTAGTGATCGCGCACGATCTCGAGGATCGTGGTCTCTTCCTCGTCCGAGATCCCGAGGTAAGGGCGCGCGGGAATATCCCCCCATGGCGAGAGCACGGTCATGTCGCGGCCGCGCTTGTCGGTGCCGGACCACACGCCCAGCGACCCGGTGGCGGCGCCGAGCTGATGCACGGCGCCATAGGGCGTGTTCGTGCCCACGATCGCACGGTCGGGAAACGCCCAGGAGTTGATGCTGCGCATGAGGGCGCCGCTGTCATGCAGCGTCTTCCCACCCTGGCTTTCCGCGCGCTTGCTCGGCTTCCACGGGGCGCCTTCAGGTGTCACGTTGGTGGTACCAATCCGCTCCACGGCGCCGTTCACCAGAACCCGGCCGATCGCGTCCATGGGCTGGGTCATGTCCACGCTGGCGGCCGCCATCTGCGCGAGAGCGCGGCTGACCGCCTCGTCCTCAAGCGTGACGGTGATTTGCACCCCGGCCATGTCAGAAGCCCTTCAGCCGGTCGCGGGTGAGCTGGCGATCGGGGCCGGTCGTCATGGCAACACCCGGGGAGGTGATCTGTGCGGGCACATCGCCGCCATCACCGATTGAGGCATCGCCCCGGGCGACGGATTTCAGATAGCCGATGGCATCGTCGCGCAGGCTTTTGCGCGCTTCCATGCTGTGGCCGATATTGACATAGAGCCGGTGCAGCGCGAGATCGCGGCAGATCACCTTCAGGATCCGGGGCACCTCGGCCAGGGGCAGCGAGACCACTTTCGCCAGATAGCTGTCGATCTCGGCCGAGGCATCATCGAGCGCGTCCTGAATTCGGTCGTCCTGCACCTCACCCTGCGCATCGACCGCGAGATCGGTCAGATTGACCTGATCCCGTTCGGGAATGCCGCGCTTGAATTCTGCGATGCTGGCGTATGACATTGCGGCCTCGGGTTGACTGGGCGGTTGAGCCGGGGGCGGCGTTCGCCGCCCTTCGGCGTGGCCCTGCGAACAGGGCGAAATGTTCAGGCCCGGGGACGGCGCGGCGCGATGAGCAGTTCCTGATCAACGCCCGGGATGGAGACCGTCAGAGCCGGATCGTCGATCAGCGCCGCAAGCTCCTCCGCTGTGAGCTCTTCGAGCGGAATGTGCACCGGCGCGGGACCGAAACGGCGACCGATACGCCGACGGCCCGGTTCAGGGCCGATGATCGTGGCAACAGGGCCGGGCTTGTCCTCTGGCTCCGGATCACCGGCGCCCGGCGTGGTGTCGCCCGCCCCAACCGTTGCATCCGAGGTAGTGGACGGCTGCCCGGCCTTGCCCTGATCGGGGGCTTGCGCCGCCTGGAGGTCACCGGCGGGCGGCGTGCTGCCGCCCGCCTCACCTGTCGCGGCCGCATCAGTGAGCGGCTGCTGGTTTGCCTTGGCCTCGTCGGGGGCTTGCGCCACCTTGGGCTCATTGGCGCTCGGGGTATTCTCGGGTTTCGCAGCAGGGGCTGCGGTGGGTTTCAAAGGTGTGGCGGCCTTCGGTTTCGCGGGAGTGCGGGCCATGTGGTCCTCCTGTCGGTTTGACATCGGGGGCGGCGCGCCGCCCCCTCAGTGAAACCGGCATCCGATCAGAGCGTGAGACGCCCCTCGACATGCAGCTCGGCCGTGTTGCGCCATGAGTTGGTGGCGCCGTTCGCATCGCGCTCATTGAGCAGGATTTCGCGGGCAGCCCCCTCGAGCGACGGCGGCACCACCAGCAGCTTGGGGCGGAGGTTCAGCTTGCGGCCCTTGTGGCCGCGCATCGACAGCATCGCCGCCCGGGCAGCGGCATAGTTCGCCGCGTTCAGCGTCTGACGGGAGGCATAGGCCAGTTGCCAGGCACCAAAGCCGGAAGCGCAACGCCGCTTGGCGCCCCAGATGAACTCGTCCTGATGGAACACGTTGTCGTCGTTCAGGTTGGTCTTGGGCGTGATCTTCGCGGCCTCGCGGTCCTGGAAGATCAGCGGCTTGATCGCGCGGCTGTCGTCGATCAGATACCAGGC